CTGCAAATCTGGAAGTGAAAGAATCAAAGTCCGCCCGATTCAGTTTCCCCCGCCAGTCATCCATGAATGAATTCGCCCAGGCTTCAAAGGCGGCCCCCCCGAATGCGTCTGAACCAGAATCTTCCGGTGATCCTTCTTTCATCAAAAACGAAAAGGTAAGAAGGCTAAGAAACTGATTCATGGCATTTCTGGTTCTTTCCGTTTCTGAATTCCACATTTCCTCGGAAATCGAAACGCCGGGAAGAACCTGGCCGGGACACTCCGCCGCCGGCTTCGCTGGACGACCACCTGCAGGTAAGATTTCTGCCTTATACTTGGCCAGGCGCTCATCGTTGGACAAGGCGAGAGCCGCCTTGATGCTTGTGGACTGCTCAGGATAGATTTCCAGTAGGCTCGCGGCAAACTCCTCGTACTTGGCTTGGAAGATACCGTCTAATGGGTTTGACATCTAGTCTGGATATATAGTGGTTCTTTCTAGGCTTTACGTATCCAGTCTCTTATTAGATGGGTTCCTGGGGGTGGGACTGGAAAAAAGGCTATAGCTTTACAGCTCCAGATATTGTCTCAGGCCCTGAGGTAAAGAAGGTACCTGGCCCTCTAAAATCTGAAACCTGGGGGCCATACAAGAAAACATATAACAAGTCAATGTTTGGTCAAATGCTTTTTACTCCTCCTAGGTCGGTTGACGGTGTAACGATTCTCTGTCGCTGTCGTGAGATTTCATCGTATATGAGAACAAGTGATCCTGAAGCTGACTTACTCCTTGGTGCAGAAGGTGCCTTACTCCTTGGTTCAAAGCGCCCTGCTTGCTGGGAAGATTCTCAGACGATTATGAATCCTAAGGGTGGAGATACATTTAATGTAACCATCGGCGATTCAAGATTTTACCAATATGCCTTGAACAAAGGAGGACTCTTAGGTGCCTTGGGTGTTGGACCATTGATTAATTTTAAAGGAGGGCAATGGAAAAGGAAGACTAGAAGAAATAAATATAAGTCCAAAAGAGTTAAAAAGACACGTAAAGCCAGAAACCAATGAGTATATCCAGAGAATGTCTCAGAAGCTCTACCTTGTGACGCCTTGCTATCGTCCAGCGAATCTTGACTTGATGTACAAGTCCATTAACTTTGACCTCATCTACAGATGGTACATCGTCTATGATACGACGCGCAATCGTACCTATACTCGTAAGTATCCTGGTCACCCGAAGATTATCGAGGTGGAGTGCTCAGACGGTGGAATTTCTGGAAATGCCCAGCGTAACTGTGGTCTGAATCTGGCCGAGGATGGTTTCGTCTATTTCCTGGATGATGACAATGTGGTGCACCCAGATTTGTGGCTGGAGATTCCCAAGATGACCCTGGATAAGTATTATTCGTGGGACCAGCTAAGAAACCCAGCGGGTGATGATACCGACTGGGTTCTCTTTAAGAACGAGAAGGGCAAGATTTTGAAGGGTGACACTCTGAAGTTGCAGCGCATTGATACGGCGCAGGTGCTCATACCCAAGAAGTTCTTTGAAGGTTTCACGTGGAAGATTGATGATTACAAGGCGGACGGGATTTTGATTGAATCTGTATATAATAAGAATCCATCTGATCATATATATATTCCGAAGGTGCTTTGTTATTATAATCATTTGGGTTAACTAAAGAGCATATCTTCGCATTCCACTGGTATTGAGTAGTTCCTTGGTGTTGCAGGATTCAACGAGGAGGCCATTCGCATAGATTCCATAATTAAAACAGATTTCATCGTTTTCTAAGGCCAAATGATAAATTGAATAGACGCCTTCTTCTGTACAAGGTTGCGCCCTTTCATCTATGAACGCCATCAGACGAAACTTTCTGCCTGTGGTATATAGTCTTCCATAGGTCTTCTTCATTATCTCTTGCTCCTCTAAGCTCATCGTATTCACCAGAATAGAATGCTTGCCAGTGATATAGAGATCTTCTGTTAATTCACTGTAGTTCTCAGTTGAGCACTTATAAAGCTTATTTTTTTCACGGTCTGAGCCCTTCTTATTATTGAATAAGGTTGTCGCGACAACGGTGACCTTTAGAGGACCATTCTCGGCTGTCTGCACTAGGTCTCCTTCCTTGATATTCTCGATTGGAACATAGACCTCCTTATTATCTTTTACACATAAGATTTTTGAACCTTCCTTGAAACAAGGAGGATTTGGATTTGGAACGATGGTGGACTGAGTAAAATAGTATTGATTCACACCAGATCCTATTTGGAATACCGATGTTGCTGTCTTAATAACAATCGATATAGTACTGTCAGTTAGCTCTGTAATAGGCACATTGAGAATACCCGATCCCTGTGCATACCAGCCGACCTGAACTGCTGACAGTAGATTGGAACCAGAGCCATATTCATACAACAAAGTATCAGATAATCCGCTTATACCTGAGGTATTCGTAATAAGCGCGGTTGTCATTCTATTACGGTCTCATAAAGCCTATCGGAAGGCTTATGGGACCATTGGACCGTATAACCATTTTTATGTTTACCGTCTCTTCCCCCCCTCTAGAAGTCTAAGGTATGCATTCTTAGTATTCTTTAACTTCTTGGCAACATTGACAGGCTGCCACTTCTTGCGCGTACCATTGGCATTCAAGACAGGCTCACCTGTATTGGCATAGACGTAGCCATTTCCATTTCGCCGCCATTTACGGTTTCGTCTGGTATTCACATTGTTTCTTCTAAGAAAATTCGATGCTGCAAGAGTGACATTTGGATTTAGATTGCCTTCCAATCTGGATAAACTCATTAAATTACGACCATTCTGTTTTAGTTTTAAGACTTGTTCAAAAAATCTTAGGACTTCTGCTCGACCACGATCCCGTGCTTCTTCTAAGGCAGATTGACCACGCGCATTACGTAAGGTTAAACTGGCTCCATTCTTAACAAGGATTTTTGCGACTGGTAAAGTCCTTGCATAATGAAGCGCACTATTTCCAAGACCATCCTGTAGATTGATTGATGCACCCTTATCAAGGAGCGCTTGTACAATTGTTGGATTTGACCACTGTGTGGCGACCATTAGAGCCGTTTCTCCATTATGGTCTTGATGATTCACATTCGCACCTGAATCAATCAAGAAGTGTATAAGTGTAAGATTATTATTGCCTAATGATTTCCGTATCGCTCCTACAAGAGGTGTTTCAGCGTCATAATAGGATGTCTGATTCAGGTTAACGCCTTGAGCAATCAAGGCCTTGATTCGGTTAAGTCTTTCTTCAGAGGCGGCTAAGGACACGAGTTTCGCCAATTCTTCCTCCTTTCCGTATTGCTTTAAATACACATTTTTATAATACTGATGCTGCTTGTTAGAATTGTTTCCACTTGTTCCATTTGTCATTTCATCGTTTGACATCCTATTTTGTAGGGTTAATTTAATTGCTTCGCGCCTTTTGCCTTGCATTAGGCACTGCGTGCCCTAGTTGCTTCGTGCCTTCTCACACAACTTGCACAACACATCCAAGTACTGCCAGATAACCTCGCGGTTTGACTGCGACATCGTCGGCCAATACTTGTCGAAAATCATCAACGTCGGCATAAGCTCATTAAAACGCGACGACATAATCTTTCTGGCGAGAAGAATGATCTCATCATCCTTACGTGTAGCAATCAGGTCATTCGCCGGAACATAAATGTACTCGTAAAACATATCAAGAATGAGTCTGGGGTTCGCCTTCTTTGCGGCCTTGATGGCCTCCAGACCCATTGAGATGCTCTTCTCCTCAGGATAGGAGCCCTCAATTTCCTCGAAGAAGCGAATGAGTTGGTTGCAGAATGCTCCAAGAACAGACATATCTACTATGGTAGATGTGTCTAGCATTTAGATGGACTTTTTAAAAAAGTCCGCAAAAACACTTTTGCAGGGACAGCCATCTAAAAAGTGCGCAAAAGCCAATCGGATTATGGAGTTTGAAAATTCTCCGCAAAACTACTTGCGGTTCTTTCGTGTCTTGCGGCCTCCCTTTTTAAACGCACTCTTTTTTCCATTGAGTGTCCGTGTGGCTTCTGGCATATATGACTGTTTTGGGTGTCTTGCATACCATTCAGCATTTAATCTCGCATTATTCGCATTTGCTTGAGCCTGGCGACCCTTTGCCGTTGTAAATAATCCAGATTTAATTGTAAAGCCTTTGCGTGAATTTCTTACTGCATTTCCATTCGCATTTGTAAGATTTGCATTAAACTCATTATTCACCGATGCAAATTGAATACCTCTTTTAGAAGTTCTAGGGGAGCCATTTGCATTTCTAGTAAAGTTATTTAGTCTTTGAACTGTTGGAGGAAGTCCATTTGCCCCTAGACCACGCTCCATAAAATCATTCATCGCCTGTAAAGGGGCTGCTGCTTCAGGTGCAGGTGCAGTCATTTGCGCTAACTCTTCTGGAGAAGGAGGTGCAATTGCAGTAATTTTAAGTTCTTTTTCTACTGATTCTGCTAATCCAGGTGGATTTTCACGATCCTGGATAATGAGTTCAATTTCTTCTATTGCCTCCTGTAAATTGACTCGTTTATTAAAATTTTTACCCGCCTTTAATATTAAAACGACGGGTAAGGGTCCAACCGCCGCTGTAACAAATGAACTAATCAAAGAAGGAATAAATCCAAGGATTCCTGTACCCATTGAAGAGAGTGCGGCTGATATTGGCCGATGTTCTCGTCCAGATATTAAGGTTGCAGTGATACGCGTATCTTGAAAGGTTTTAGAATGAAAATTACGTATTTTTTCATCTGATACCTGAGGTTTAATGTTTTTATAGTCTTGCCTATACCCTTTAAGAAGATCATCCTCAGCAGACTTGATATCTGCTGGATCTGCATGCTCTATCATATCTCCAAATGCCGCCAAGGGCATTACAAAACCTACACAGGCTAAGACAACTCCGATAACCGTAAGTGCTCTTTCATTCTTCTTAAAGATACTTACAGTATTTCTATCAACAACACGCTCCCCTTTTAGTACTTGCTTTAAGGCAACAAGTTGCATCATCACATCGTATTTAGCCTCTTCGCTTTGTCTTGGATTCTTGAGAATATCCGAATATAAAAATAAGTTTAGTTCCTCTGGTTTTCTAGGGCAGGTCTTATCCTTAAGACGTGTAACGAATCTATTAAATAGTGTATCCGTTGTCTTTATCAATTTTGTCATTTTATTCATTTGAGCAGGAGTTAATTGACCCTGAGAGTTCGTATATGTTGCACCTTCATTACGTACAGTTGCAAATGTGTTCTTTCTCGTTCCAGAACTATTCGCGACAGAACCAGGTCGTGGTGTGCGATATTCTTCCCTTGGGGCCCTTGTTGGGGTCGCTGTGAACATCCTAATATACATTTGCATTATAAACGACCTCCATTGGGAGCCGTGCGCTTCTGGGGTAAGCCAACATCGCGATTCTTCTGATAGGCCTCCATCTGTCTATCAAACATCTCCTCCTTCTTGGACTTTGAACGGCCTTCCTTTTGTGCTGAACCAGAGCCAATATCCTGTGTCGTGCGAACCCCTGGGGCGGCACTTCCATTTAAGAAGCCGAAATCAAAATTCTTGGAACTGCTATTATCCACTGCAGCTCCTGAGCCATTCACGAGATTTCCATAGGACTCACTGAGTTTTCCTCCCATCTCGGATATATTCCAGGCCTCGGGTTCGTCTGATACAGGTGCTGTCACGGCATTGGATGGACCACGAGATGTATCCTTCATCTTGCGTTCATAGAGCCAATTGAGTACCTCGGAATTCGTCTTAATAGGCTCCTGGTCATTGCGAATGAAGAGTGTGGGAACCTGCTTGAGCCAATCCGGAAGCTGGGCTCTGGGAGTCGTATCGACGCAGATATACTGGAATTCAGCCTTGTAGGGGGTGGATGAAATTTCTTTTATGAACGCT